GTGCTGAACCTGCCAACAGGAGACTTGCTGGCTTGCGATATTGCAATCAGCACCTTAACGGAATGGAGTTAAATCATGACCGATTTAGCACAATGGGAAAAAGAGAACGAAGCCTTCCTGACTAAAATCGGTCAGGTTGCTTCTAAGCCAGAAACAAAGACAACAACTAAGAAGGAAGAGGAATAATCGTGGCAGTATATCTAAGCAACGGAGTGGTTCTTACTGTAAACGCGGTAGACCTCTCATCATTGGTTTCATCAGTAACAATCAACCGCTCATTCGATGAGCTCGAAGTAACAGCGATGGGCGATTCAGGACACCGCTTTGTCAAGGGTCTGGAAGCATCTTCTATTACTATTGACTTCTTCAACGATGAAGCATCATCTAAGACGCTTCAAACATTGAACTCATCTTCAGTATGGGGTAACAACGTTACAGTCACAGTCAAGCAGACTAACGCAGCTACATCTGCATCTAATCCGCTTTACACAATGACTTGCCTCGTTAATAACACAACACCAGTAAACGGCGCAGTTGGAGACCTTTCAACACAGTCCGTAACTTGGAACGTATCAGGTACAATCGCAGTAGCAACAGCGTAAGAAGGAGATAAGGGCTATGGCTAAACTTAAAGTAACAAGGGCTGACGGACAGGTGCAGGAGTTTGAGATAACTCCGATACTTGAATGGAGCTTTGAGAACTACGCCAAGATGGGCTTCCACAAAGCCCTTTTAGAGAACCAGAAGCAGTCAGATATTTTCTGGCTCTGCTGGGAAGCAATTAGACGTTCGGGTGAAACAGTAAAGCCTTTCGGCGAAGAGTTCATTTCGACATTGAAAAATGTCGAGGTGCTTGACTCTGACCCTTTAGGCTAGATCGGAACTCCCTCACCTATCTCGCTACTAGATTAAGTTACGAGTATGGAGTTCCGTTCAACACCATCGTGGAACTTTCTCCGATGGCTTTTAAGGCTCATGTACAGGTACTAAACGATTTAGCGAAGGAGCGAAGCGATGCCAGTCAAACTTCAAGGCGCAACCGCACTCGTTAAAGCCCTTCGCATAGTTGAACCTACCTTGGCTAAAGAGACCACCAAAGAGATAGCGTCATTCCTCAAGCCAGTTGTCAGAGATGCCAGAGGCTTCTTGCCTAGCAACGAAGCTGCGCCTAGCGGCTGGGTCAAGCGCAGTAACGCACAAGGTCGCTGGGCTAATCGCCTATACGATCAGGCAGACGCTCGCAGAGGAATCACCTACAAGGCAACACCTAGCAAGCCTAATCGAAGCGGCTTCGTAGCTCTTGCTTCTATCTTTAACAAGTCTGCTGCTGGTGCTATCTATGAGACAGCAGGGCGCAAGTCTGGCAACACAGGCAACTTTACTCCACGCCTAGGTGGACAGATTAAAGGTCAAGGACAGAAGATGTCTGGACGCGCAATCTTTAGAGCCTTTGAGGAAGATAAAGGAAAAGCCCAAGATGGTGTCGTTAAGGCTATTCAGAAGGCTGTAACCAAGTTTGATTCACTAAAGGATAAAGTCTGATGGCAGATTTAAGAATTGACGTAGCCGCCGAGTTCAAGGGCAAGAGAGCCTTTACAGAAGCGACCAAGGCTACAACTGGACTTGAGAAAGCCGTTGGCAAACTAGGCAAGCAGATTGTTGGAGTTTTTGCGGTTAGCAAGGTAGTCGCGTTTGGCAAGGCATCAGTCAAAGCCTTTGCAGCCGATGAAGCGGCGGCAGTACGTTTGACCACAGCCCTAAAGAATCTAGGGCTAGAACTAGCTGCTCCAGCAGTAACGCAGTACATTGACAATCTTTCAAGAGCCACAGCAGTCGCAGACGATCAACTACGTCCAGCCTTCCAAGCTCTTATCAACACAACTGGCTCACTTACAGCCAGCCAGAGAATCTTATCTCAAGCAATAGATGTCTCCGCAGGTAGTGGCATCGCCCTTGAGACAGTAGCGCAGGACTTGGCTAACGCCTATGTAGGACAGACAAGAGGACTTCGTAAGTACAACCTTGGGCTTACCCAAGCGCAGCTTAAAACTGCCAGCTTCGAGGAACTTACAGCCAGACTCAATAAGCAGTTCTCTGGTGCTAACGCAGCCTTCTTAGATACCTATGCAGGAAAGTTACAAGCCCTAGGCGTAGCAGGTGGAGAAGCACAGGAGAAGATTGGCGGGGCAATCCTTGACCTGTCTATGGCTTTAAGCGGCGCAAGTGATATTGACCAACTCATCAGCAGAATTGAAACTTTAACAGACAAAATCGTGGGAATGTTCGATGCCTTCCAAGAGGGCGTGACAATCATTCGTGGCGTACTTAATGCTAAAACCTTTGGTGGCATGAGAGATGCCATTCAGAAGGCTCAAGTAGAAGAGTACAACCGCCGTTTACGTCGCGATTACATGAAGCCATGGGCTAACGTCAGCATGCCTAAGTCAGCCGCGCAGGTCGCAGCAGAGAAGGCAGCAGAGCGCGCAGCTAAGAAGCGAGCAGCAGACCAACTTAAAGAGACTAAGAAACTGACAGCAGAGCAGAAGAAGCAAGCCGCACTTAAGAAGGCTGGCACTATCTTTGATATGGATCAGATTCAGATTATTGCTGCCCTTAAGGGTCAGGTATCAGATGAAGAGCGCAAGCGTTTAGAACTGCAGTTTGCGTTGCTCACGGGCAACGAAGAAGAAGCCAAGCGACTCACCTACCAAATTGCTATGGCTCAAGGTTTAGGCGAGAGACTGGCTGCTTACCTTGCCAGCCTTCCAGATGCTAAGAATCCTTTTGCATCATGGGAAGCCTATCTTGATATGTTGGCGGAGAAGGCTAGAAGAATCGCAAGTATGACAGTTGCAGCACCTGTGGGTACAGCAGCACAGGCGGCAGCATCGTCACCTTCAGCCTTGCCTTCCACCAACGTGCCTACATATATCGGCACTCCCTTTGGTCAGGCTGGCTCATCGGTAGCAGCAGCCTTAGGCACACCATTCGGACAAGCTGGTGGCAACGGCTCTGGCTTTATCGGAACTCCCTTTGGTCAGGCAGGAAGCATCAAGGTTGAGCTTGTCGGCAACGGCGATCAGTTGATTGACGCTATCGCATCAGGCTTGCAGCAGAAGTCACTATCTACTGGAGACTCTTCTTACATCAACCGCAGAACTGGTGGCTTTGCGGGATGACATTACCTGCACAGATAGCAGTTACCTTTGACTTTAGCTCTGGTGCTACCTTCGGTACTGGCTTCGTCATTGGATCACCAGATAACGGCGTTATCGGTGTTAATTCATTCGGCTCATCTGATGTAATCATTCCTACAGTTGATTTAACTCCAAACGTCTATAGCATTTCTATTAGACGTGGTCGTAATATCCTGAAAGACACCTACGATGCTGGTACTGCCACAGTCCGAGTCCTAGACCCACAGGGCTTCTTCAACCCACAAAACCCATCTAGCCCATACTTCGGCTATTTAGTGCCTTTGCGTAAGATTCGTATTTCGGCTACTACAGCTACAGCAGACCATTTCCTATTCTCTGGCTATGTAAATGATTACCGCTACACCTTTCCAGTAGGTCAGGAGACGGCGTACGTTGACATCCTCTGCACAGATGGCTTCCGTCTCTTGCAGATGTCTAATATCGCCACAGTAGCCGATACACCAGCAGGTCAGACCACGGGCACACGCATTAACAAGATTCTAGATGATGTCCAATTTCCTAATTCCATGCGACAGATAGCAACAGGAAATGCCACCTGTATTGCGGACACAGGCACAGTACGCACAACCCTCGATGCGATTAAAAACGCAGAGTTCTCTGAAGGGCTTGGGGCGTTTTACATGAGCCCTGATGGATCAGCGGTCTATAAGTCTCGCAGCGAAGTTACAGCCAGCCTTGGAGATACTGCTACAGCCTTCAATCAGACCACAGGCATCCCTTACCGCAACGTCAAGTATGCCTTTGATGACAAGCTCATCATCAACGATGTCAGGTTCACCCGCACAGGCGGCACAGTTCAGAACGTATTTAGCCAGTCCTCGATTGACAAGTATTTCCCACATGGCTTAAACCAAGAGAACCTTATTGCCGAAACAGATGCGCAAGTCTTAGGCGCAGCCCAGAACTATGTGAACACCCGCAAGGAAACCACCATTCGCATTGACGAGATGCTTGTGGACTTGCTAGACCCAGCAGTACCGACTGACACCCTTATTGGGCTTGATTACTTTGACAATTTAGACATTACAAACGTCACAGAATCGGGCTCTACTATCACCAAGACATTACAGGCGCAGGGCTTCGCTTGGGATATAACAGCGAACAAAATGCAAGTAGCAATCACCACGCTCGAACCTATTTTAGATGGGTTCATTGTTGGAAGCAGTACCTATGGTAAAATTGGCGAATCAACTTTGAGTTATTAGGAGCAACATGGCAACAGGATTTCCGTTCACTACTGGAGACGTTTTTACGGCAGCAGCCGCAAATGGCTTAGTTGCCTTTACGTTGAACGCGCAGACAGGCACAAGCTACACAGCAGCCTCGACAGACCAGTACCAAGTGCTAGTAACCATGTCCAACGCTTCGGCAAACACTTTCTACATCCCAACCGATGCGACCTATAACTTCCCTTTGGGAACTGCTATTACAGTCAGCCAAGAGGGTGCGGGGGTTACAACCATAACCGCGACAACCCCAGCGACCACAACTATCCAAAGTGCTGCAGCAACAGCAGGATCACCAGTTTTAGCACGTTACAAGAGCGCAGTCTGCGTGAAGCTCGCTGCTAACTCATGGCGAGTCTATGGGGCTATTGCATAGTGTTAAACGCCATAGCTGCGATTCATGGAACAGGTACGCCAGTATCTACTACCTCTTATGAGTCTATTGCCACAGTAACAGTCGGGGCTGGCGGCTCTAGCGAAATCACATTTTCGTCAATTCCTAGCACTTACACTCATTTGCAGATTCGAGGAATTGGCAGAGTTTCCATTAGCGGTCAGACTTGGAATGATATTAGAGGGCGATTTAACTCTGACACAGGAACTAACTACTCAACTCACTTGATTGGTGGAGATGGTAGTTCTGCATTTGCTGATGGAAACGCATCTCAAAACTATTTTCCTGTTGCTACTTGGATGACGGCAAATAACGCTGGAGCAAATATATTTGGTGCTTGCGTCTGCGACATATTAGATTACAGAGACACAAATAAGTATAAAACCAGCAGGTCTTTAACTGGTTCAGATTTGAATGGTTCTGGTCTATTTGGTTTATTTAGTGGTTCTTGGAGAAGTACATCGGCAGTAACTTCAATAACATTATTTAACAATAATGGCGGGACTATTGCTCAATACTCCCAGTTCGCCCTTTACGGAATCAAAGGATAGATAAATGCCCGCAGGTTCTACTTACACGCCGATAGCCACTACCACGCTGGGAAGTGCGGTTGCAAACTACACCTTTAGTTCTATTCCAAGTACTTACACAGACCTAGTTTTAATCAGTAGCGTTAAATACACATCGGCTACATCTCATATTCTCGTGCAGTTAAACGGCGATACAGGGACAAACTACTCAAACACATTCCTCTATGGCACAGGATCAAGTGCGCTATCAGGGCGTAACTCTGGACTTGATGCTGGTTACTTTGGCAGAGCAGAAAATGGGAACTACGGAGTAGGCGTTACCCACTTTCAGAATTACAGCAACACCACCACCTTTAAAACTTGGGTTAGCCGAGGAGATGCACCTAGCACCTTGACTATTGCTTATGTCAATCTGTGGCGTTCAACTGCTGCTATCAGCTCTATGAAACTAATCGCTTTGGCTGGTCAGAACTTTGAGGCTGGCTCAACCTTTACCCTCTACGGAATTGCGAGCGCATAATGCCAAACACATTTGAGTTAATCGCTTCTTCTACAGTCGGGTCAGGCGGGGCTGCTTCTATTGACTTTACTTCTATCCCTAGCACTTACACAGATTTGTGCCTAAAGGTATCTGTTAGAAATACCAGCAGCGGTAACTCTTTCAGGCTTTCCTTTAATACTTCTAGCGCAAACTTTACTAACAACAGACTCTACGGCAACGGCTCAACAGTCCAAGCTTTTTCGGGTAGTGACGTATTTGTGTACGCCAATACCTCAAGCCAAACAGCCAGCACCTTTAATAACGCGGAAATCTATATTCCTAATTACGCAGGTTCAACCAATAAGTCTATGTCTATTGACACAGTCGTAGAAAACAATGCCACAGCAAATGAAATGTCTTTAATTGCAGGTCTTTGGTCACAGACAGCAGCCATCAACGCTATTGGCTTTACGCCTTATGTCGGAACATTTGCACAGTACACAACCGCCTACCTATATGGAGTCAAAAATGCCTAATCCAACACGAATCGAAATCAACTGCGAGACAGGCGTGGAGTCAATTATCGAATTGACCGATGCCGAGGTTGCAGAACTTACCTATCAAGCAGAACTAGCAGCCGAGAAGAAGGCTGAAGAAGAAGCGTTACTTCGCACCACTGGCGCAATGGACATCAATAAATTAACTTTAACACCAGACCTAGATGTTTTGCTTAAAGATTCACCTATCTATGGTGCTATGCTTAACCGCACAACATCTGCCTTTGAAACATTTGAACGCATATCTGGAAAGTTTGCCGCTAAACGTGCAGAAACAATGTTCCAATCAACAATGGTTGATATTGATGGTATTTCTACACGTGTAGTTACCTGGCTTAACCCGTCAGGTGTGATTAAAGAAGCACCATCAGGCATAGTTAACATTGGTAATCTGGGTGCCGCAGAGTCTTTCCGTGAGGTTTTGGCTATTGTTAGACGTGCTGAAACTAAAACTGGTGGAAAATACGAAGAATTTTTAAATGGCTACACTCGACTTCTAACACAGGAAGAACGTGGTGCATTTCTTGCTCAATTTGAAAAGCGTATTCAAGAAGATATTTTAATTAAAAAAATCTTTGCAGATAAACACCCTATTTTAAAAGATTACACGCTTAATCAGATTCGTAATTTAAGTCGTAAAGAACTTGCACGTCTCGGCTACACTAAAGCAGAAGTTAATGAACTGCTGAACTCTACAAAGTTTACCATTAAGGCTATTGAAGATTTTGTTGAAGGCATTATTACAACTAAAAATCGTCTTGCTGCTAAAACACTTAAAGATGCTGTTGACGAAAACTATGTTATTTATGATGGGACTGGTGACCCTACGATTGTTGCACAGTACCGTGCATTTCTTGAGACTGCCGCTCAACGTCAAAACATTACCTTCAAGCAACTTGTTAAACAACTCGAAGATGAAGCGCAGTATGGTACACAACACGCACCATTCTACGGCTTTATGGACATTGACCTTTATGCACAGGTTCTAACCGAGAATTCTACACCTTTGCGATATATGCTGGACATTCTTGAGGACCAGGCAAGCCTTGGTTTAACTAAGACTGGTCTTAAAGATGCTATGGAACGTGTTGTTATACAGTATGAAAAGAATCCGAACGAAAACCTTAGTGCTGCGCAGATTGGCTGGAAAGGCACTAAGGAAGGTTATGATGCTTTAATTCATATGACTGACACTTTTTATGCAACCATATGGAAACCAGCAACACTTCTATCATTAAAGTATGGTGTACGTAACGTGCTTGAAGGTA